GCCTTAGCGGGGGGTGGGGTGGGTGAAAGGTCGCAATCAGGACGCAAGCCGCGGGCAATCGCCAATCGGCGGTCGACCTTGGCTAGCATCGCCTTCGCGCTGGCCGACACCGCTTGCTTGGTCACGCCGAACATGGTGGCAATCTCTTGTCCGTTGAGATGTCCAGGCACGCGAAGGACGAGACGCATGAGATGCCAATGCCGCAAGGTGGTGGGGTCACGGGTATAGCCCATTAGGTCCACGACATCGGCGACGATGCGACCAACGGCCTCGCGTGAGATGAACGACTCGGTCTCGGTTCGCGTCTCGTTGTCCCGCGGATCGTACAGCCAGATGTTGGCCCGCTCGTAGATGGGGAAGACGCGGTCGTCGCTCTTGGCTTCCTTGTACGGGACGCAACCCTCTTCCCTAAGCCGGTCTTGTTGGGACTTGGGCAGGGAATAAAACCACTTGTCGAAACGCTTGGCGTGGGCGAAGTCCTCCCGAGAAGCTTGGCGGTCGAACCCGTTTAGCCCTGGCATAAGTCCCCTTCCTTGTCCTGCATCTTCTGCCAGAGTTTGAGATACGCGTTGAAGCGGCGCTGACGTTCCAACTGAACCTTGGACGGCATAGGCCGGGAAGGCTTGGGCATTGGCTTACGCCTTGCGGTTGGCTTGCGTTGCACATGGTGGACGTTGCTTAAATCTTTAGCCAGCGGAAGAAGTTAATCGCGAGAGGTTCAGCCATAGGGCTTTCGCTGGGTCGAAGGCGATGAGGTCCATGGATCGGAGTCGCCTGACCAGAGACGCGTGAGGCATCCGGCGTTTGCGTCCCTTGCGGACGTAGGGGAGTTGCTTGGCGAGTTGGACCAGCTCGAAGGCCGTGAAGGTCTCAGGCCATTCCTTGACCGTATCTTGCAGCCATCGGTTGGCCTCTTGGACCTTGAGGGACGCGGCAAGGGTGGCCTTGCCCCTAGCGGTCTCCATCCTCTCGGGCTTGGTCCTCCACAGGGTCCGCCAATGCTTGGTCAGTCGGCGCCTGTTCCGAAGATAGGCGGCTTGGGTTGCGGTGGCCTTCCTCTTGGGCCTTGGTTGGTCGTCAGAAACCATTGGCGAGTTAGGCGAGCGTCAGCGTAGCCGTAAACGAGACAATAATTACGATAGTAATACGGAGTTGCATAGTCTCCCCCCTGCGTAAGTCGTTGGTGCCTTGTTTGGGCATTTGAGCCGTCCTAGGTGGTTGGTGGCTGTCCTACCCCTCAGAGGGAGTTCGGACGCCTTGGCGACCCCTTGGCGGGGCTGGAATGGGCCTTCTGGTCGTCCATGTCGGGCGGGGCGTACTCCCAGCGGATGTCTCCCCCCTCGGCGTGGCAGAGGTGGATATGCCCGGCAAAGCGGTCGGACGCGTCCTTGAGGCCCGAGCGGGACTGACGCTTGGAGAAGCCGAATCGATAGACGGGGCGACCATCCGAGGACTTGCGGGAGGTGCGGAAGAGGTAGCCTGAGTCGCGGGCGAAGTTGACCCACTCCGAGCAGCCGGCCCCGAGGTAGGCGAGTTGCTGGGGCGTCATGCCGTCCAGATCGTCAGCCGACTTGGGCTTGGTGGTGTGGTGCATATACAGCAGGGCGGCCTTCGTGCGCTGAAGCATCTCATGGACACCTCCAGGGCCACGGAGGAAGGCGGTCGTCTCGGCTTGGGAGGCGATGTCGAAGTCGGCATACGCGAGGAGCGGGTCGGCGATGATGAGGTCGATGCGATGCTTCTCGACCATCTGCCCAAGGTACTCGACGAAGGCGAAGCCCGTCTTGGTGGCCTGTCGGACGAAGATGAGGTTCTCCTTGAGCAGTCGGCGGTCTGACTCCACTAGCTTCGCGGTGGCCCCGATGATTGCCTCGGAGGCGTCCCCTAGGTCGTTCTCGGCTTGCACCATGAGAATACGCAAAGGGCGGACGGGTCGGAGGCCCCAAGGGGCGTGACCGATGGCCCAGTTGACGGCGAGGTGGGCCGCCATCGACGACTTGCCCGTGCCGGAGAAGCCCACGATCTGGAACGGGTAGCCTTGGCAAATCCAACGGCGCTCACCCCCGATAAGGACCGTCTTGTCGTCCTTGGGGTCGAAGGCCAACATGGCATCGAGGTCGAAGTACTCGGTGGAGTTATCTCCTCCTGGTTGTCCCTTGCGGACCTGTAGGCTTCGGGCGAGTTGCTCTTGCGCGAGGAGGATGGCGTCTGGATCGGCGCCGGGTTCGCCGACGACCTGCAAGACGGCACGGGCTTGCTCCGCAAGTTTGCGGAGATTAAAGGTCTTAATCACCGCATCACCCCACGCGGGGTTCGGCTGGATGAAGGCCCCCGTGGTCGCTAGGTCGGAGACCTCGAAGGCTTCAACGGGTGAGCCGAGGGTGCGGAGACGCTCGGAGACCGTTAGCTCGTCGGGGACGACCCCCTCGTCGATAAGGCCGGTGATGGCTGAGGCGATGTCCTGATGCTTAGGCTCGAAGAAGCAGGACGGCAGGAGGCCGCTGGGGAGCGGTGTGCCTTGGGCGACGGAGACGGCGAGGATGTGCCGTTCCGCGTCGAGGGCGGAAGGTGGGATGGGTTCCATGGCTTGGAGGTTGGCGGACTAAGGGGCTTAGGACTTACGCTGGCGAGTCTTTTCTCCGTAGTGGGCGGTCGGGTAGGGCTTGGCGTCCTTGCGGATGACCTTGCGGTAGGTGCGTTTCTCGATGATGCCGAGACGCATCCCCTTGAGGACGTACTCGCGGGCGGCGTTGCGCTTGCACTTCCAGACCACGGCCCACTCGTCAATCGTGCGGAAGCCGGCTGCGGGCTTCTCTGCGGTCTGGTGGATGGCTGACATCACCTTGAGGAGCAAGGGGTCGGGCTTGCGGTGGCTCATGGCTTGAAGGTCTTGAGTTCCGTCTGCCAGATCCATTGGTCGCCCATCTTGTGGACGAGCCAAGCCTTGTACTGACCTCCCGCCGTGACGAAGCCGGCGACGAAGCCCGAACCCCAGCGGGCGGTCGCTAGGCGGTGCGAAGCATAGGCCATCTCATCCTTGAGGCATAGGCAACCAGCGGAGAAGGCGTTCCCGCCCCCGTGCTTGGTCAAGGCGACGCTTGCGAGGTTGTGGGTGTGTCCGTGTATCAAAGCCCCGCCATGGGGAGCGTAATGCAGTCCCTGGACGACGGTGGCGTTGGCGCCGTGGGCGTAGCCGTGAACCATCGCGACAGGCCCGAGCCGATAGACGCCCTTGTCGGCGTGGTAGGGCAGGATGACCTTTGCCCCGTTCTGTCGGGCCGTGCGGTTGATGCGGGCCTTCAGGTCGGTGCAGTAGTCGCGGACGATGGCCTGCCCGTGGCCTTGCATGGAGTCGAGCCGGTGTTCGTGATTGCCCCAGAGGTAGACGCTGGGCTTCCACTTGGCGAAGAAGTCCTCGCCCGCTTCGATGTCCTCCTGCAGCGACTCGGCGCCTTCCTTGTCCGACCCTACCCCCTTGCGGAGGGAGCGGAAGTCGTAGTGATCGCCACCAGCTACGCGGATGTCGGGCTTGAAGTCCTTCGTGAACTCATAGAGGGCCGCGAGGGCTTCGGGGTCAGCCATGTCGCCGTGACTGTCCGAGGCGAAGATGAACTTGATGAGCTTGCTCATACGCTTGGGTGCTTTGGCTGTCCCTTGCGTGAGCCGTACTTCTCCATGTGGGAGATGAACTTCAGCCCTTGGCGGTTGGCGGCGTTGTACATCCCTGGACCGCTCATGTTGTACTTCAGCGCCGTCTCGCCGGCGGTCAGCCCTTCGGCGACGCCCTTGGCTGCGGCCTGTGCCATCGTGAGCCGTCCGTTGGCTAGGAGGTTGGAGCGGTTGCGTCCGTGCATCCCAAGGCGAGGTCGGCAGTTCGGGGGCCAGATGATGCCGTGCCGGCAGACGAAGGCCTCGACCTCCTTTAGCGTCACCTTGCCAATCTTGGCGGCATCGGCGGGGAGCCACGATCCGCGGATGGCCTCGCGGATGGCCTTGGCGATGTTGCGGTCCGCTGGGTCCTTGTAGTCGTCGACCCGGATGTGGGGCTTGCTGTCGTAGTGCGGACAGGTGGCAAGGAAGCGTAGGCGGTCAACCGACACGCCCCAGCACCTCGACATCTCCTCCAGCTCGTCGTCGGTGGGGGAGGGCATTAGATTGAGAAACCCTTTGTCGGGAGCGTATACTTGGCGGTTATCTCGATGCCCTTCCAGCCAAGGAGGTTGGTCGCCCCTACGCTGGTGATGGTCATCTCTACGGGCTTGGCTGGTCGAGTCATCGGTCGGGCCGTGTGAATGATGGCATAGCCTCGATGGTCGGCATCGAACTCAATGCCACATTGCTCCCTGCCTGTGAAGATGATGGTGCTTCCCGGGCTTGGCATCTTAACGCCGTTAGCGCAAACGATGTTGCTCAAGGTCACATCGGTACGGATGTCATCCATTCGGTGATGTCTCATCGTCAGAACTTGTCTGACTCCTTGGCTTGCTTCCAGACTTGGCGCACGGCAAAGCCGTTCTCGGTCGGGTCAAACTCGCCTAGGTGTTCGTCCAGGGCATTGCCGGCCTTGATGAGGACATCGATGCCGTTGCGGTATCGGTTCAGGTCGACCTCCGAGATGACGACCCATTGCCCGTCCTCGGTCATCTTCAGCACCTGACTGAGTTGGAGGTTGAGGGCGTTGACCTGGGCTAGTTGCTTCTCCAGCTCGTCGATGCGTTCCTGCTTGGTTTGCTTGCGGCTCACAGTTGGAGATGCTTGGCGACCGATGCGGCGACCTCGCGGATCGTCACGGCGCTGTTGGGCTTGAAGACGTAGGTCTGGTCGGGGATGGTGCCTTCAAGCATTTCGCGGATGCTGGCGGCCTCCTCCTCGTTGGCAGGGCCGACGCCTTCGGTCTCGATGTGCAGGTGGATGACCCGCCAGTTCCGCACCTCGCCCATGATTTGCTTCGTGACGACGACCTCGTTGATGTACCGGGTGTCGGGGACGACCACGTGGCTGCGTTCCCTGTTCGCCGTCTCGGTGAGGTTGAAGATGAAGACGTCCTTGTGCATCGAGCGGGCGAAGCGACCCATGGCAACGAGCGTATCGCGGTGGGCGGACTTGAACGACTCTTCGTGGAAGTTGACGCCACTAAGCCCCAGCTGACAGGCGTAGTTGTTCGCGGCGTCCTTGAGGGCGTCGGCGAAGGCGATGCGTTTGACGTCCACGCTGTGCCGGGTCATCCCTTCCGCAAAGGTGTCCTTCCCGCTGCGGGCGTACCCGGAGAGAAGGACGATGGTCTGCGGGGCTTTGAGTACGCGGCGCATATTACCAGTCGGTCGGGGTTGGGATGGTCGAAGCGGCGACGCCATTGCCCTTGGGGAAGTTCATCTTGTATTTGAACTGCGGACGGCCCTGCCATTCGCCGTCGGGGGTGACTTCCACCTCGACCTCGAAGTAGACGTTGGCGGCGGGCTTGAGGTAGTCCAGGAAGTCGGGGATAGAGAGGTCGGCACGGGGTTCGCTGGTGTACTTTCCGCTGATCTTGCCGACGAGCATGGCGAGGGACTTGCCGTACTTCGTGCCGTAGGACTTGGAGAAGCAGAGGCCCTCGGCGGTCTTGAAGAACAGGCGAGCGGAGACGCCATCGTCGTAGACCTTGACCTTGTCCTCCTTGGGGAGGGACATCTTGAGGACGTACTTGCCGGTCTTGTCGATGGTGGTGAGTGGGGGGCGGTCGTTTTGGTTTTCCATGGTGTGGGTTGTTTATTGGTTAGGCGAAGTTGATGGGGGCGGATTGGGCGGTCGACGCGGGGCGGGCGATGACCTGCACTTCCGAAGAGTAGGAGGGCCACTCGTTGAAGGACTTGCAAGCCTCATAGGACTTGAGCGCCTGGAGCATGAGGGTCTCCCCTTCGGCGATGAGGTCGGCGTGTAGCTCGAAGACGGCGGTCAAGTTAGGGGCTTCCTTCTCGACGACGATGAAGCGGAAACCCTTGGGGCGGACGCCGAGAGCGTACTTGCAGAGGGCGAGATACCAAGCGGCCTGCAACTTGAAGTCGTCCGACCAGATCATCTGGCGACCAAACCCCTTGGGCGTGGCTTCCTCCATGGTCGTCTTGATGTCGTAGAGGTAGCCGTCGGCGCCGATGATGTCGAGCGACCCCTTGATGGGCACGATGTAGTCGGCCTTCAGCATGACTTCCGTCGCAAGGGGGACGATATTGTGCCGGGCCATGGCGGTCTTGATGGCGTCGGAGTAGGACAGGGCGTTGTCGTACTCGTCGGCCTTGCAGGGGATGTCGGTCGGCTGGAGGGTCGACTTCCAATAGGCGTGGACCTCCTTGCCTTCCTTCGTGCGCTTGTCGCAGTCGGGTTCGGGCTTGAAGAGGGCGAAGCGTTCCGGCTCAAGGACGGCGACGTGGGTCATGATGCCTTCACGGAGGGCCTTGGAGTCCTTGCGGGGGTTGGCCTTGTCGTGGGCGTACTTGGCGGGGGCCTTGAGGAGAAGCTTGGCACCCGTCTGGTTGAGGGCGTCGATGGCTTCATACTCCTCGCGGGAGCGGGCGGCGGTGGCTTGGCTGATTTGTTCGGCGGTGTACATGGTGGGCTGGATGTGGGAATGGATTACAGGACTTCGTCGGAACTGTCGAGGACGGTTTCCGCGTCGTTGAGCGTGGTATTCATCTCCTCCGCCTTCTCATGGAGGTTCTGGACGCTGACCAGGAGCGAGGCCAAGTCGGCTCGGACAATGTTGAGGCGCTCGCGGAGTTCGAGGAGGTCGTTCGGATCGTCGAGGCGGGAGGCGTCGGTGATGGACAGGACGGACAGGAGGCGGTCGGTGTCGATGCTGACGCGGTTGATGTCGTGCTGGGTGACGAAGGCGGTCTGGTAGGAGGAGAGGCTGCGGGCCTCGGTGCTTAGCCGGCGAAGGGTCGCGGCGAGTCGGTCGGTGTTGGTCATTTGAGGATGGTGCGGATGCGGGAGAGCGTGACCTCCTTGACCTCGCCCTTGAGGACTAGAAACGTGCGGAGGTTGGAGCGGTAGAGGGTGGGCATGGTCTCCGCCGTCCAACTTTTAAGGAGGCGCTCAAAGACGATGGCGGTCTTGGCGGAGGCCTCGACGTAGAGGGTCGAGTCGAGGAGGATGATTAGGGCGAATGGCTGACCCTTGTCCTTGTAGGCTTGGGCGGCCTTGTAGACCGAAGATGGAACGATTTTAAGGCTCATTGTGGGAAGAAAGACCGGGCGGAGAGCCAAATCTTGCTCAGATGAACAGAATTTTTGTTTATCTTGTCGCCGACCGTCTGCCCCACGAAGTCGATGTGATAGCAGTTTCCGTTCAGCTCGAAGGTCGCCCCGGCGAACTCGGGGATGTGCTTGGCTTGCTTCGAGAGGATGACGGCCTCGAAGTCGGCGTGTTCGACCTCGGCCTGTTTCATGTCCTGGACAGAATATTGGCGGATGGCCTCCGTCTTCACGATCCACATGAGGACGATGGTCTGGTCGGGCAGGATGACGTTGATGGGCTGACCGGCCTTGTGCTTGGTCGAGGTGGTCACGACCGACCTCCCGCTTCAAAGTCGATGTAAGCGCGGTTGGCCTCATCGGTGTCGGGGAGGTGAGTCGCCATCGTCGTGCCGAGTTTGCGGAGGGCGGAGATGTATGCCTTCTCGCTTTCGAGCTGGGCCTCCAAGGCGATGACGCGGCCTTGCAGTTCGGCCTTCTCAAAGCGGAGTTTGGCAATCTCTTCGTTGCAAGCGGCGACCGCCATGTCGGCAATCTTGAGGGGAATCATCTGGCTCATTGTGCGGAGGCGGAACGGCGGACGGCCTGTTCAAAGGCGTGGTTGTTGAGGACGGAGAGGTGTTCCGCAGGGAGGTCTTTCAGTCCCTGCCCGGGCTTGAGCCATCCCTTGGAGACGAGAATTTCCACGGCGGCCTTCTCGAACTTCAGTTCACCCATGAAGACCTTCGGCGCTTGGGGCTTGGGGGCGGAGGCCTGATGCCCGTCGTCGTCCAAGTCTACCGAGATACCGCAAGCGGTTTGGATGGACTGGCGGCGGATGTAGGTGATGGCACCCCCGACCTGTTGGGCGGTCAGACCCTCGGCCTTGACCATCAGTTTGCCGAAGCTGAAGAGATGACCGGAGGTGTGCAGCAGGGAGGTCGAGACGCCGACCTTGCCTTCCTCGGTCTCTAGCGTCTGGATCAGCGCAAGGTTATGCTCCCAGAGGACGGGCTTCACGGCGTCGAGCAGGGCGTCGAGCGAGACGTAGCGGGCCTTGAAGGCGGGGTTGATGCGGTTGGCCCCGACGTTGTCCATCTTGGCGAGGGCCGCGATGACGTCAGCGTAGGGATTGGACTGCTCCAGGGGAGCGGGTTTTTCTTTGCTCATGGCTTGTTGTGGGTTGTTGGTTGGTTGGGATTAGGGGAAAGAGACCATCTCGTCGACCGTCTTCTGGCTGATGCAACGGAGCCGTCCTTCGTGGGACAGGAACCAGTAGCGGGTATTGCCGGCGGGACGGGGCTTGAGTTTGCGGGCGACCGTGCCGTCGGCGAGGACGATGTAGGACGACCCGGCGAGTTCGCGGTAGGTGGCGGTCGGGGCGGTTTCGGGGATGGACTTGGGAAGTTTCTTTTGGGACATGGAAAAGGGGGTCAGTTGATGGCACCGCGTCGGGCGGCGTCAAGGATGAGGAGAGCGTCGGCGTTCCAAAGCGTGACGGTCTCGTTGGGGAAGAGTTCGGAGGCCCGAG